ATTCCAAAGGGTTCTTGAACCCTTGGGAGACACGTTGTACAGAACACTCAAGGCTTTGCCTTGGGATTGTACATTCGATCAAGCCAAAGCTCATCCTGCATTGCAAGATGCGCTGTCAAGACGAACCGTAGTTCACTCCATCGACCTATCAGGTGCAACGGATTACTTCCCGCTCGAACTTCAAGAGTTCTTGCTTAAGAAGATATTTCCGGCATCCGTGGTTGAGTGTTTCTCTGAGATTTCTCAGGGAACATGGGAGATGCCTGGTTTTGGCCAGGTATCGTGGAAAAGAGGCCAACCGTTAGGGTTATACCCTTCGTTTGGCTCCTTCGCCCTTGCCCATGGAATACTCCTCCTTGGATTATTGAACAAACCCTATCAGGGTGAGTTCTTTGTACTAGGAGATGATGTAGTGATCCTCGACAATGAGTTGGCCAAAAATTATCGTCAAATTCTTGACGATCTTGGATGTCCAATCTCATTATCTAAGTCCCTAACTTCTAACGAACTCTGTGAGTTCGCTGGAAAGATTATAACATCTAATGATGTTATTCCTCAGTTCAAATGGAGGGTCGTCTCTGACGATTCCTTCATTGATCTGGTTAGGAACATTGGGTGTCGAGCTGTGAGACTCCTCCGAAGACGCCAAAAACAAGTGGTTATGAAGCTTGCTTCATTACCTGAATGTTTAGGCGGCTTTGGATGGAATCCAAAAGGTGTTCCTTTAACCGATAGGTTAAGAGAGCATCAATGGATTTGGGAAGACCCAAGTCCTCACAACCGTGCTACGAGCTATACGGGCCAAAGCATCACTACATTGTTCAGTAGTGACAGCTTCAACCATACGTATAGGCATGGTGGTCATTTGACCACTAACCTAGACGTTGCTCTCGACCAGAGAGCAATAGCTCTTACCAATAAGAAGATGGGTGGAACTTTTGTTCCACTTTATCGACTTCTTGGGAAGAACCTCGATTCGGTGTTCACAATCCAGTTGTTGGAATGTGATTTGCCTATCGAGGCTGCTCGTGATAGTTCCTCCTCTCTCCATATTTGGGAGAGAAAGGTTGGAATTAGCTAATACAGGGACAAAAGCCCCATAGGA